GCGCCGGAGAAAGTCGCGCAGACGACGCCAGACGGTCAGGCAGCAGCCCCGATAATTAACGTGTATACAACTCAGCCGAAAGCTGAGGATTAATATCACCTTTAAAACTAAAACAACGATGGACCAAGAAAGCCCAATACCAGACGAGCAGATCGTCAACGACGATGAGACGATCACCGAAACACCGATCGAGAGCGAGCCTGCGGAGGATGAGCGGACCGAGGACGCGGAGCCAGAATAATTTGGTCAGTAACTAAATAGTTACTATATTGCTTTTGATATTTGCCCTGGTAAGAGGGCTTTTAAAGTTTTTGCCTCTGGATTTTGACGGCCCTTACCGGCCCGATTTTGAAAGGGGCATTTTTATTTTATGGCTTTAAGTACATACTCTAATAAGACGCCAGCGCCTCTCTGCGATATCGCAGAGCCTAAGCTCGTCGGCTTTATCTTAGTAAAGAAAGTCTCGAGGTATATGCTTAAAAAGTACGGGTACGCGAAAGCCTTTGATATTAACCTTAAAAAAGCACTTAAAAAACGATGAGTTTAAAAATTGCTGTCTTTACCGCTGTGATCGGGGGTATCGATGCACCGCGCGACGCGCCTCTGCAGAATATACCGGTCGATTTTTATTACTATACCGAGGGGGCCCCTGGGGTCGTCGGTAATGATCGCACGCAGGCGCTCTGGTATAAGACTCATATCGTTTTTGACGATCGGTATGATATTGTTATCTGGCTCGATGGTAAGATACAGGTCCTCGCCCTTGACTTTATCGAGCAGGTCGTCAACGCTCTCGGTACTAACGAGGTCGCGGTGCTTAAACATCACGAGCGGGCCTGCATATATCAGGAGGTCGATCATATTGAGCATTGTATGAGAAAGGGAAATAAGTATCTCTTGACACGGTACCAAAATAAACCGATCAGGGCGCAGGTCGAGGCCTATCGATACTTTGGATACCCTAAAAATAACGGGCTCGGTGACTGTTCTATCATCGCGGCCTGGGCGATACCAAAGACGCAAGAGATCTTCAATAATTGGTGGAAAGACGTGTATCACCGCAGCGGCTTTGATCAGGTCGCCTTGCCTTTTTATTGTTGGCTGGCAGGGGTCGAGATATCGCCGATCGTCTTTAAGCCGGCGAGCTTTATCGACGTACCGCACACCGTACTAAAATGAAAGTCGAGTACGAAGGGCGAGAGCACCCTTATAAGATCCTCGTCTATAGTACGTCGGGCTGGTGCAGGATGGTAAGGCTCAAGCCGAAGGATCGCGAGCCAAATCATTACGGGCTGACCGCTATTTTTAAAATAACCTATCACTCAAAACGAAAATAAATGATAAAGAAACTTATTTGCTATTTTAAAGGCCACAAATGGACCTGTAGCGCTCAAAAAGGCATACCGGCGACGCCAGAGCAGTTAACTACCTATAACGGCTTTAAAGACTACGCAAAAATGTACTGCGACCGCTGCGGGCACACATCAAGATTAAATAAGCGCTTTTTATGATATCAATTTGTATACCTACCTACGAACAAAAAGGACACGGGGCAAAGTACTTGGCCGAGCTTCTCAGCTCGATCGCAAGGCTCAACTTTAATGCTCCTTACGAGGTCCTGGTCAGCGATAACGCGGTCGACGGCTCGATCAAAAAAGTCTGCGCGGCCTTTGCTGGCCTCCCAATATCTTACTATTTTAATCCAGTAAAGGGGGCGAGCGAGAATATTAACAACTGTATCGAGCTGGCTAAGTACGACAAGATCAAGTTAATGATGCAGGACGACCTATTTATCGATCCTTACGCGCTGCAAAACTACTCAGACGCTCTCGAGCTTTCCGGCTGGGCCGTCGCAAATAGTACGCACATTAACGCGCGGGGCCTGCGGACCGGTCAAAGGCTCGCTGAGTACGACCCTCACGACTTTGATCACAATAAAATCGGTATGCCGTCAGTCGTCGCCTTTCGCCGGTCTGAGCTGCGCTTTGACGCAAGCCTCAAGACTTTTTGCGATCTGTATTTTTATTATCAGCTCTACCAAAAATACGGGCCCCCTGAGATCCTGCGCAAGTTTTTGATCGCGCAGCGCTTTCACGACGCGAGCCTCTCACGCAATCAGCCCCCGAGCCATAAGAAAGATAAGCAGGCGCTTATCAGGCGAGGGCTGATACCAGGGTCTTTGCCGAGGGTCGTCGTCGCGGTCGTCGTATATGATCGCTTTGAGAACGTTGACCGCTGGCTCGATCTCTGGGCGAGGTGCAATACTAAGGGCGCTGAGCTCGTGATCATCGTTAACAATAAGACGACGAGATACGAGCAATACGAAACTGTTCGTATAATTGAAAGGCCAAACGTCGGTTATGATATCGGGGCCCTGCAGGACGTTTGCAAAGAGAGGCTCGAGGGCTTTCCTGATTACGACTATTTACTTTGGTGTACTGACGATACGATCCCGATGAGTCCCGACTTTATTAACGACTTTATTGACCCCTTTGAAAAAAGGGTCGGGCTCACTTGTATGCAGATCAGCCGAGAGGTGACTCGTCACGTCAGGACGACGGGCTTTTGCATACCGAAAGCAGTCGCAAAGCGGCTGGCCTTTCCTGCGGACCCGATCAGGACCGTGCAGGAGTGCTGGCACTTCGAGCACCGAGGAGGCCCTCGCACCCTGCTCAAGCAGGTCGAGAGGATGAGCCTCGTCTGCCTGCAGATCGCGCCGCTCGAAAAGTCGCCGCTTTATGATATGGGTTTTTGGTACCGTAACGAGCAGGCCAGGAAACAAGCGCACCTTTACGACAGGATGAAAGAGCACGAGAAAATATTTCCTAACTTAGAGTATGACCGAGCTATCACTCGAGAGAAAGATCAAGCTACTCAAAGCGCTGGCTAAAGTAGTCGCCTCAAATCTGACTGGCACGGGAGGCAGGCCTCAGACTCCGAGCAGCGATAAGGTCGTCACGAAAGCCAACGAGAAAATAATGCAGATACTTAATACTTTTGACGAAAAACCAGGGGGGCTCTAATATGTTTAAATCTCATATCTCTTGTCGCGTCTGCGGTAACGAAAAACTAAAGCCGTATCTTAATCTCGGGCTCATGCCCTTATCAAATAACTTACTAAGCGCTCCCGATGAGATCGCGCCCAGGTATCCGCTCGAGGTACTGCTCTGCGAGCGCTGCGGTCTGAGTCAGCTCTCAATCGTGATCGACCCAGTGACTCTTTTCGGTCACTACGTATATAGGTCGAGTATGAGCGAAGGGTATAAAAAACACTGTCACGATATGGCTCTCGACCTGCGCGATCAGTACGATCTCGACGCTGAGACTTTTCATATCGATATTGCCGGTAATGACGGGGCGCTGCTCGCCGAGTTTAAGAAAGTACTCGGGCACAAGACCCTCAATATCGACCCAGCGGTTAACCTGATCAAGATCTGCGAGGACCAGGGTATCAGGGTCTACAATACTTTTTGGGGTATGGCTGCGGCAAAGCACCTGCTCGCAACCTCCTGGCCGCTGCCTAAGCTCATCACCGCGACGAATGTCTTTGCTCACGTCGACGACGTCACCGAGTTTCTCGACGCGATTAAGTCGGTCCTCCGGTCTGACGGGGTCGCGATTATTGAGTTTCCTTACCTCATCGACTTTATCGAGAAAAACGAATTTGATACCGTATACTTTGAGCACCTTAGTTATTTTTCGATATACCCTTTATCGGTCCTCTGCGGCCAGAGCGGGCTCGTGCTGACCGACGTCACTCATCACGATATACACGGGGGGTCGGTCCGCTGCCATATACGCAAGCACGGCGAGCCCTCGACGAATGTCAAGCGGTACGTCTTTAAGGAGCTCGAGGAGGGGTACAATAAAATCGAGACTTATAAGAACTGGGCCGCAAAGGTCGATCACGTCGTCAGGAATTTCAGTAAGCTGATCACGTACTCAGCCGGCACCGACTTTAAGATCTACGCTTTCGCGGCCAGCGCTAAGGGCAATACCCTGCTAAACGTCGCGAGGCTTACGGCTGACGATATACCCTTTATCATCGATCAGACGCCGGAGAAAATAGGTAAGTACTCACCTGGTACCGGTATACCGATCGTCTCGCTCGATAGGCTGGTCGAGGATCAGCCTGACTTTTTGGTCCTGCTTGCGTGGAATTTTGCCGAGGAGATAATCGAAAAATGTAAAGCCGCAGGGTACAAAGGCCGGTATATTTTACCCTTAACTTGTGAGGTGATATGAGAGTCGTGATACCTTACCGGCTTTCAGGCGAGGGGCTCGAGCTCCGCTTTGCCCTGCGCTCGATGTTCAAATACTTTGCCGGTATCTCTGGGGCCCTGCTCATCGGCGACCGGCCAGAGTGGTACAAAGGCGATCACATACCTCTGGCAGATCTGAAAGGCGAAAAGGAGAGATCGATGCAACTTAAAGTACTACAGGCCCCCGATGAGGTCTTTTTGTACTCGAATGACGACTATTTTGCAAATCAGCCCTTTAATTACGACCTCCCAGATTATTACGATACGTCTTGTCGCGATATGGCTGAGCGTCACACGGTCGCCAGCTATCGCGCGATGTACTCGGCCTGCGGTCCAGACTGGCTTAATTTTGATATACATACCCCTATGATCTTTGTACGTCGTCACTTTGTCAAGACTTTCGAGGGTATGATCGCCCAGACGCCAATTAAGACGACGTACGGCCAGGATCGAAAGCTCGGCCAGTACCTCTGCGATATCAAGATCAGGGGCCAGCACACCAAAGCGGAGCTCGAGGCCCAGGTCAAAGGCCGGCCTTTTTTCTCGACTCACGATAGCGCGGTTAACAAGTCGTTAATAACTTTTTTATATGAAAAATACCCAGTCGCAAGCCCCTGGGAGGCCTGAGATAAACCTGCAGACGACGATCGTTTTTGGTAAGATCTGGGCCGCGATGCACGAAAAGACCAGCGCAGGCGAGCGCCGGTACAAGTACATAGTCTTAAAAGGATCGAGCCGCAGCTCAAAGACTTTCAGCCTGATCGATTGCCTCGACCTGTACGCAAGGAAAGAAAAAAATAAGAGGGTAACAGTCTGGCGCGATAGTAAAGTCGACTGTGTCGATACGGTCTTTAATGATATCGAGAAAAGGCTCAGTACGACGGGCCGCTGGCAAGTCGGTAATAAATTTAACGCGACAAAGACTTATCTAAAATATGATAGTAAGAGCACAATCGAAGCACACGGGGCCGACGACGCTGTCAGTATTCACGGCCTGACGCAAGATATTGCCTGGTTAAACGAGCCGTATAAGATAAGCAAAGACATTTTTGACCAGATCGACCAGCGGACCTCTGAGCTCATCCTCATCGACTGGAATCCTCGCCTTGCGCACTGGATCGAGGACCTCGCCAAAGACGCAAAGGCCCTGGTAATTACCTCGACTTTTAAAGACAATCCTTTCTGCCCAGAGGCCCAGCGTGATAAAATACTCAGCTATCAGCCGGTAAAAAACTGCTTTATCGTTGAAAATAAGATCTTACCGGAGGACAGGGCCAGGAATTACGACACGGTCGCTAACGCTCTCAAGATCGAGCCAAAGCACCTGCGAGAGCTGCAGCGCTGCCAGATCAATGAGTATAAGCGCAGCGCCTCAGAGTATAATTGGTCGGTATACGGGCTCGGTGAGCGGGCTGAAAAGCCTAACCGGATATTAAAGTGGACTGAGATCTCGATGCAGGAGTATAACGCGATCGAGGCCCCTATTTACAGCGCAGTCGACTGGGGCGTCGTCGACCCCTGGGCGATCAGCGACGTCAAGTACTACGACGGGGCGCTCTACGTTAACGAAAGGAATTACTCGAGCGAGAACGAGATCAGGGAAAGGCTCAACGATACCGAGCGGGCCCAGCTCTCGAGCGAGGACGAGGGGCTCGTGACGTGGTTTTTTAATAAGCTGGGTATACCTTACGACCGCGAGATTATCTGCGACAGCAATCGAAAGATGAAGATACTCGCCTTACGCGGGGCTGGCTGGGACTACGCGATCGGGGTCACTAAGGGCCAGGGCTCGATCATCGACGGGGTCAGCCTGCTCAACGATCTGCAGGTATTTTATACCGATACGTCGGTCAACGTGAAACACGAGCAGGAGAATTACAGCCGTAAGGTCGACCGGTACGGGGTCGTACTCGAGGAGCCAGAGGATTTTGATAATCACCATATCGACGGTATACGGTACGTCGCGACTTATTTGCACTCGCAGGGCGTGATCAGGAGAAAATAATTTTACGAAAAGTTTGCAGGTAACGATAAAGTTACCTATCTTTATCTCTCAATCGATCAATTATGAAAAAGATACTTATTATCATCCTCGTCGCGGCCCTGGCCTCGTGCAGTAAGAAAGACACGAGCGCCAGCTGCAGGACCCTGATCGCGACGACGGTCAACTCGTCGAGCGGGATCTCGACCAGCGATACGACGACAGGGTATAACTGCGGCTTTATTTACGAGCGGCCAGTACCTTTGCCTCGGGTAATTAATGACTCGATCACGATATACTATACTGTAAAATAATGGGTAACAAAATAATTACAGGGGACTGCGTAGAAATTATGGCCGCTATGGA